TGTATTCTGTTCTGGCGGCGTTTGATGACAGTTTCGACCTCGTTATTGTCGTCAACCACCACGAGCGTCAGGAGCCTGACGTCTACCACGAGTATCTTGACCAACTGAACATCGCGATTTCTGAGGGTGTTTTTGGTCATCGCGACTTGTGGGTCATGGGTTTTCATCCGGACGATGGCCGGAATGAACTTGTGGACGACGGCACGTTTGAGCCCGTAACGGACACGCGCTACTCCATGATCTTTGTCCAACGCCTGTCAAAGATACAGGAAGCGGCAGACAAGTTGAAAGAACTGGGCTATTATGACCAGTATCTCGAAGAGTATGATGCCGCGGAACTCTTCGAAAAGCGGGCGGCATTTTACAGGAGACTGAGAAATGGCAATGAGTCCTCGTAAGAAGATGGCTATGGGCGGCGACATGGTCAAGAAAAAACCCATGAAGATGCGCGGCGGCGGCATGGCGATGAAGATGCGCGGCGGCGGCATGGTCAACAAGATGCGCGGCGGCGGCATGGCGAAGAAGGAGAAAATGTGATGGCTACTAAAAAGGACTTGGACGCCTTCCTGAAGAAGAAACGGAAGAAGGTAAACGCCATTTCACGCGGCCGCGCGGCAAAGGGCGCTCGTGAAATGCTTGAACAGAAGAAGGTTCGGCAAAGCTCCGAGGCGCAAACGCGCTTTCAGGGTGAAGAGCATGAGAAAGAGATTCGGTCGCGACCGGTGCCGATCCCCCCGCCTCGCCCGGCCCGCTCTGTCCCTATCCCCCCGCCTCGCCCGGCCAAAATGGCCAAAGGCGGTACTGCCAAGAAGGACAAGAAGTAATGGCAAAGGATGCGTGCTACCAAAAGGTCAAGGCGCGTTACAAGGTCTTCCCCTCGGCGTACGCATCCGGCGCCATTGCCAAGTGCCGCAAGGTCGGGGCATCCAATTGGGGCGTTTCGCAGGGTCCGCGCAAGCGCCCTGTTTTGAAAAAGGCTCAGGGCGGTGCAATTGCTCGCGGTTGTGGTCAGGTTCTGGAAGAACGTCGGAAGGTTACGAAAGGCATCTGATGGCTGTTCGGAAGACAAAGGCCGGGGCAAACCTCAAGCGTTGGTTCAACGAAAAGTGGACTGATGTTCGGACGGGTAAGCCCTGCGGCAGACAGGAAGGGGAGTCTCGTGGCACCCCTTACTGTCGGCCGTCTCGTCGTGTAAGTTCCGAGACGCCTAAGACGTCATCTGAAATGACCGTTTCAGAGAAGAAAAGCCGGATTGCGCAGAAAAAAGCACTGGGGCAACCGGCGGGATCTCCACGGCGTGTTGAGTCGTTGCGGAGGAAGAAATGACCGTATCCGGAACAAAAACCTTCGAACTCGACGTGACCGAGTACATCGAAGAAGCCTACGAGCGTTGTGGCTTGGAGGCGCGGACCGGGTATGATCTTCGGACGGCCAAACGGTCGTTGAACCTGATGCTGAACGAGTGGGCTAATAGGGGCATCAACCGTTGGACGATTGCGCAGACGACGCAAGTCGTCACTACCGGGGTGGCATCGTACAGTCTTGGTGCGGATACCATCGACATCCTGTCCGCCGTTGTTCGCAGCAGTGGGACAGATTACTCTTTGGACAGGATCAGCCGGGATGATTTCCTGACCATCCCGGACAAGTCGATGCAAGCGCGCGTCATGCAGTTCTACGTTGACCGCCAGATTACGCCTACACTCAAGGTGTGGCCGACGCCCGATAACAGCACGGACACCATCATCTTTGACCGCCTCGTGCGTATGGATGACGCTGCGGCGCAGACCAACACGCTGCAAATCCCCTTCAGGTTCTACCCTGCGCTGGCCGCCGGTCTGGCCTATTACATCTCGCTCAAGAAGGCCCCTGCCCGCACCGAAGTGCTCAAGATCCTCTATGAAGAAGAGATGGCTCGCGCGATGGAGGAAGATCGCGACCGCGCGTCGTTCATCATCCAGCCGAGTGTCGCTTATAGCAGGGGCATGTGATGGGCAAGTTCGCGTCTGGCAAATATGCTTACGGCATCTCGGATCGGTCCGGCTTCCGTTACAGGCTGAACCGGATGAAGAAGGAGTGGACGGGCTTTCTTGTTGGTCCTGACGAGTATGATCCGAAGCACCCGCAGCTTGAGCCGCGGCGCCGGGTTTCCGACCCGCAGGCGCTGAAGGACGCGCGGCCTGACGTGACGGAGCCGTTGTTTGTCTTTGTGGGCGTTCCTCTGGTTGAAGACCCTAATCTCGGGCCTGTTTGGGGCGTGGGCCTTGTCGGCTCCGTTACGGTGAGGACGACATGAGCTTTACCTACGCGCAACTGAAGCAGGCGATTCAGGACTACACGCAGAACACGGAGACGACCTTCGTGAACAATCTGCCTGTGTTCATCCGCATTGCGGAAGAGCGCATCTTGAAGAGCGTGCAGTTGAGCCTGTTCCAGAAGAATGCCACGGCCAATGCCACGGCGTCAAACAAGTATCTCGCCTGTCCGCCCGACTTCCTTGCGCCGTATGCTCTCAGCTTTGAGGTCACGGGTTCGAAGACGTTTGTCGAGTTCAAGGACGCAAACTTCGTTCAGAGCTACAACCCGAATGGTTCGACGACTGGACTTCCTAAGTACTATGCCCAATTCGACGTCGACAACTTCATTCTGGCTCCGACGCCTGCGTCGAACTATGTAATGGAGTTGCATTACCTCTACCGCCCCGCCAGTCTGACTGCGGGTGCGGAGGGTGGCACAACTTGGCTCAGTGAGAACGCCGAGTTGACGCTGCTGTACGGTTCGCTTGTCGAAGCCTATATCTTTATGAAAGGTGAGCAGGACATCATGGCGACGTACAATCAACGTTTCCAAGAATCGCTTATTGGCATCAAACTGCTCGGGGAAGCAAAAGAGCCCACCGATCAATATCGGACGGGCATGGTGGTGAGGCCAAAGCAATGATGCCCGGAGCGTCGATGGAACTGCCGCGCTATGCGCAACTGGTGACGGTCAACACGACCTCGAACCGTGGTTTCACGCCCGAGGAGTTGGCGGCGAAATGCGCGGACAAGATCGTGTCTGTGTCGGATGACGCGCCTGCGCCGATTCGGGATCAGGCGCACGCTTTCAAGAAGCGCGTAGAGCAGGTGGTTCTAATCTATCTGAAGCAAGCGGTTCACAGTGACCGGACAACTGTGTATAATGCACTGAACGATGCGGGCCATCCGGGGCTTGCTGATCTGGTAAGGAGGCTCTGACGTGGCGTTCACCGGCAACTTCATGTGTACGTCCTTCAAGAAGGAACTTCTTGAGGGTATCCACGACTTCCGCAACTCCGGCGGAGACACCTTCAAACTCGCGCTTTACGACAACAGCGCCTCGTTTACGGCTGCGACGACGGCGTACACGGCGACCAACGAGGTCGGGAACTCTGGTTCGTATTCGGCTGGCGGCGGCACGCTGACACGGGTCGACCCGACGACGAGCGGCACGACGGCGTTCACTGACTTCGCCGATCTGACGTTCACGTCAGCGACGATCACCGCGTTTGGCGCGCTGATCTACAACGACACAGCGGCGGGCGATCCTTCGGTTGTTGTGCTCGACTTCGGCGGTGCCAAGACCTCGACCGCCGGGGACTTTGAGATTGTGTTCCCTGCGGCGGCAGCTTCCACGGCCATCGTCCGGATTGCCTAAACCATGACAGACATCACCGTCCCCTTTACCGGCTGGGGCCGCGCGGGGTTCGGTGAACTAGCGTGGGGCGAGGGCAGTGTTGCGGTCGGTTTCGCCACGGGCGAGGTCGGCTCTGTCACTGTCAACGAGGGCACGGGGGTCTCGGTCAGCGTCACGGGCGTTGAAGGGACGGGCGAGGTTGGCACTGCCGTAGTCGTCCTGAATGTCGCCGTCAACGTCACGGGCGTTGAGGGGACGGGTGAAGTCGGCACAGTTACGGTTGTCGAGGGCACCGGCGTTATCGTCAACGTCACGGGCGTTGAGGGGACGGGCGAGGTCGGCGATGTAACCGTCAGCGGCAACTCGACGGTTACGGTCACAGGTGTAGAAGGCACCGGCGAGGTTGGCACCGTCACGGCTACCGGCGCAGCGCGGGTCGTGGTTACTGGTCTGGGCGCCGCTGGCCAAGTTGGGACGGTTACGGCCACTGGCGATGCCAATGTCAACGTCACCGGCGTCAGCGCCACGGGCCAAGTTGGGCAGGTCTTGGTGTGGGGTAGGATTGTCCCAGCGCCCGGAACAAGTTATACTGAGATTGTCCCGGCATCTGGTACAATCTGGACGGAAATCGCGGCGTAAGGAACGGGCATGGCAAGTACATACACTGCGAATGGCGGCATCGAGCTTATCGCGACAGGCGAACAGTCTGGAACGTGGGGCACGACAACCAACACGAACCTGTCGATCATCGACCGGCTGACGAACGGCGTCGGCGCGATCACGCTGTCCGGTACGACGCACACGCTGACGACCAGCGATGGGTCGCTGTCCGACGGCCAGTACCGGGTGCTGGTGTTCGGCGGAAGCCCGAGCGGCACGAACACCGTGACGATCTCGCCGAACGACGCGCAGCATCTGTACTTCGTGAAGAACGGGTCAGGTCAGAGCGTGGTTCTGACGCAAGGTTCTGGCGGTAACGTTACTGTCGCAAACGGCAAGAGTGCGATTGTCTATGCTGACGGCGCTGGAGCGGGCGCAGCGGTTGTAGACATCACATCGACCTTTGTTCCCGCTGGTGCTCTCCTCGCAGCGAACAACCTGTCTGACGTAGCAAGCGCAGCGACATCTCGCACAAACCTAGGTCTCGGCACTGGCGACAGCCCGACATTCACGGCTGTGACGGCTGGTCAGGTCGATATCACGGGAACCGGCGACCTCCGCCTTCAGGACACGACGGGCGGCGAGTATGTCGCGCTTCAGGCTCCGGGCACTGTCTCTGCCAGCTACACGCTGACGCTGCCTGCTGCGGATGGGACGAGCGGGCAGGCAATCGTGACGGACGGCTCGGGCAACTTGAGTTTTGGCAGCGCGGGAATCGGCTTCGGCAAAGCCATCGCTGCGGCTTTGATCTTCGGATAAGGAGAACGTACCGTGGCAAACCCGAACATCATCAATGCCACTTCCATTCTGGGGAAGTCGGCGGTGGTTAACCTGACCACCACGAACGCAACGCTGGTTGTCGAGAACGCGGCGTCGAGCAACAAGGTCTTCAAGATCAACTCGCTGGTTGTGTCGAACGTGGACGGCACGAACGCTGCCGACATCACGATCTCGCTCTACAGCGAGGACAACATCGGCGGCACGGCAACCGAGATCGTCAGCACGGTGAGCGTGCCTGCCGACGCCTCGCTGATCGTGATCGACAAGAGCACTTCGATCTACCTTGAGGAGGATCGGTCGATTGGTGCGACGGCGGGCGCTGCGAACGACCTCAAGGTCGTGGTGAGTTACGAAGAAATCTCGTGACCGTAGGGGGTCTACATGGCTCGCACACCCGGCGGGACGCTCAGTGCCTTCACGCTTCTCAGCACGCCTGACGAACCGACGATCACCTCGATCACGACGAGCATCGGCTCGGCGTCCGTTGCCTTTACTGCGCCGACTGATGTTGGCGATGCGGCTGTGTCGTCCTATGTGGTGACGGCTGTTGACGAGAGCAGCGGCGCTTCGACGGGGGCTACGGGGTCTGCTTCGCCGATCACGGTGACGCCTCCTGCTGGCGGCACGTTCAAGATCAGGATGCAGGCGCTGAACGCCTACGGGCCGGGGCGGCTGACGGAGTATGATACGGGGAACGAGATTTACGCTGGGGCTGAGTTGTATGCGTGGGGTCAGAACGGCTCCGGTCGCCTTGGCGACGGCACAACTGTCAACAAGTCCAGCCCTGTCCAGATTGGCGCATTGACTACTTGGTCGCAGGTTGCGGCGGGCAACTTCCACACTGCCTCCATCAAGACCGACGGCACGATGTGGACTTGGGGCCGTAACAACTATGGCCAACTCGGCACCGGCACTGTCGTCAACCACTCCAGCCCTGTCCAGATTGGCGCTTTGACTACTTGGTCGCAGGTTGCGGCGGGCGACTACCATACCGCCTCCATCAAGACCGACGGCACGATGTGGGCGTGGGGCCTCAACAGCCAAGGCCAACTCGGCGACGGCACACAAGTCAGACGCTCCAGCCCTGTCCAGATTGGCGCACTGACTACTTGGTCGAAGGTTGCGGCGGGCCGCTTCCACACCGCCTCCATCAAGACTGACGGCACGATGTGGACTTGGGGCTTCAACAGCCAAGGCCAACTCGGCGACGGCACTGTCGTCCGCCGCTCCAGCCCTGTCCAGATTGGCGCTTTGACAAATTGGTCAAAGGTGGCGGCGGGCTTCTACCACACCGCCTCTATCAAAACCGACGGCACGATGTGGACTTGGGGCTTCAACAGCCAAGGCCAACTCGGCGACGGCACTGTCGTCTACAAGTCCAGCCCTGTTCAGATCGGCGCTTTGACTACTTGGTCGCAGGTTGCGGCGGGTGGACGCCACACCGCCTCCATCAAGACCGATGGCACGATGTGGACTTGGGGTTACAACTACAACGGCCAACTCGGCGACGGCACTACCGTCAACAAGTCCAGCCCTGTTCAGATTGGCGCACTGACAAATTGGTCGCAGGTTGCGGCGGGCGGCGACCAAACCTTCGCCCTATACGGAGTAGTCTAGAATGCCTAATTTCAGCGGGGTATGGAATCTGAAGGATCAGGTGCAGGCCATCGCTGCGGGGCGGTGGACGGGGGTGCCGACTTTTGAGTTGTATGCGTGGGGGCGAAACGGTAGCGGGCGGTTGGGTCTTGGAGACACGATCTACAGGTCGAGCCCCGTTCAGGTGGGTGAACTTGTAACTTGGGCGCAAGTCTCGTCTGGCTTTTCTCAAACAGCATCAGTTAAGTCTGATAGCTCTCTTTGGACGTGGGGTAACAACAGCTCCGGCCAACTCGGCGACGGCACTGTCATCTCCCGATCCAGTCCTGTTCAGGTTGGGTCTCTTAAAAATTGGTATCAGGTATCCACAGGAGAAAACATAAGCTCCTCTATTAAAACTGACGGAACGATCTGGACTTGGGGAATCAACAGCAGTGGCGGGATAGGTGATAACACTGTCATCTCCCGCTCTAGTCCTGTTCAGATTGGCGCGCTAACCAATTGGTCGCAAGTTTCCTCTGGAACAGACTTTATTTCAGCCATAAAAACTGATGGGACAATATGGACATGGGGTTTAAACGGTAACGGCCAACTTGGACAAAACAGTCAGATAAATCGCTCTAGCCCTGTTCAATTGGGTGCGTTGACCAACTGGTCGCAAGTTTCTGCAGGCGACAGGCATGCCTCCGCTGTCAAAACAGATGGAACGTTGTGGTCTTGGGGCCGCAACGATCTTGACGGTCGGCTTGGGGACAATACTATTATATCTAAGTCTAGTCCTGTTCAAGTTGGCGCTCTGACTGATTGGTCTCAAGTTTCTGCTGGAAGTGATTTTACCGCAGCCGTTAAAACTAACGGGACGATATGGGCTTGGGGTGAGAACAGCTCCGGCCAACTCGGTCAAAGCAACGTGATTAAACGCTCCAGCCCTGTTCAGGTAGGGGTTTTAACAAACTGGTCGCAAGTTTCTGCGGGCAGGCTCTCTACGTCCGTCAAAACGGACGGCACTCTTTGGGCTTGGGGATATAACGGTGGCGGACAACTCGGCCAGAACAACACAATCAGCCGCTCCAGCCCCGTCCAAATTGGTGCTGCATCAACGTGGTCTTATGTTAGCGCCTCTGGTCACGTCCTCGCCATCCTTCAAGGTGCAACCAACTAATGCCCAAAATCCACTTCCTCGCTGGCCTACCCCGCTCCGGAAGCACGGTCTTGTCTGCCCTGTTGAACCAGCACCCCGAAGTCCACGCCAGCCCCACCAGCGGCATGGGCGAGGTGATGTTTAACACCTTCAAGGCGTGGCAAGGGAGCATGGCCGAGCAGGCAGCGCCCGACGGCGAGCAGATCAAGCGCGTCCTCCGCAGCATCATGGAGGCTAAGTACGCCCACATCGAGAAGCCTGTCATCATCGACAAGGCGCGCAACTGGGCAGAGGCTTCCTCGCTGGCCGTGCTGAACGACCTGCTGGGCCGCAAGCCGAAGATCATCGCCACCGTCCGC